TTTCCATGAAAAACTATGTTATGTATTTGAGTAAATAAATTTTTACGAAATTCTGAAGAATTACTAGATGTCAGGCCAAAAAAACGATAATCCAACAGGTATTGATACTTTTGATTCCCGTTCATCGGGAAAAAAAGACAGATCAACGTCTGGAGTTACTGATTTTGCATATGCTCTTAATGCTCGAGAATCTCGAGCCAACATATATCTATCAACATATTCTCTAATTTTTTTAACATCACTATCTCCCTCAATACTAGTAATCATGTATTTTAATCTAGTAGATACAGTTGCATCAGCCTCCTTATTAACTTTTTTCATACTTTTTGTTTCACTAGCGATTTTCAATTCATCTCCATGAGTCAAAATTTTAAAAGTAACTGTATTTTTAGAAGCTGGTAGTGTAAAGCTAAAATTATTACCCTTTTCCCATAATTTTGTATCAATATCTACAAATTCTAATTTAGATAAATCAACTGTTTGTTTTTCTCCCTCATATTCAAATTCATAATTATTACCATAACCTAATACTCTTGCAGCAACCATAATTGCATTTTTATCTCCAACTAATAAGTCATTATAATTAATTTTAGTAACAATTAAAGATTTAAATAATTTATCTAATACAACACCTTGTCTAATATAAGAAGTATTAGATAATATATCCTCTTCTTTAGCAGTCATATATTTAATTTCAATTTTTCCTTCGGATAATGGGTTATCTTTAGGATATAGTAAACCTTTTGATGGTAAGTCTATTACTTCAGTGGGTAATTTAAATTCAGCCATAATCTTAATTTAAGTATAACGTTTGTTTATTATACATATGCAATATAAAAAAAAGCTTGACCAAAGCCAAGCTATTTTTTAAAGAGGGTAGATAAATATCTCTTAGAAATTTAACACACAATAATCAGGTTGTACTGTCATTGTTAATTCTTGGGCTGTATCTTCCGTATCCCAATTAAAATCACCAAATGAAGCTTCAGTAATAAATGCTCCTTTAATAATCCATTCAGAAACTATGTCACCCACAGGTCCTAATACATTTACAGTAAGATCTTTTTTATAGAAATCAGAGTAACCATCTCTACCAGTTACTGATTCGTGATGTAATCTTACCCACTCCATTACTGCTTGAGCTCCTGATGGAGTAATTGGGTCAAATAATGTAAAGTCTATGGTATTCCATACTGTTTTACCTTTTACATATCTTTGAACGTTAATATGATTTAAAGGAACTGAACCTTGACTTACAGAAACAGCTGATACACCTTTCATAATGTATGAAGGGAAACCATCTACAAATAAGATAAATCTGTTAGCTTGTTTTGGCTCAAAAGCTGTGAAAAATATTTCGTTCGGATTTAATACTGCCATTTTATATCTTTATTTTATTATAAATATTTATATTTCAAATTTTTATGCTGGGAATGTTGCACCAGTAGGTAATACATTGAAATCTAATATAATAAATTCAGCTGTTTTAGTTGGTTGTAGGAATATTTGTCCTATCAACTCATTTCTATCTATTACATCTGGTGTATTATTTGACTCATCCATTACTACTTTAAAAGCAAACAATCCCTGTCTTTGTTGTACACTTTCTAAATAAGGGTTAACTTGTGTTAAGAAATTTTGTCTTGTTGCAATTGTATTTTGTTCAAATACTAAATTATCTGCAATTTGAGATATAAAATCTTTTAACGCAATTAACAATCTTCTTACATTTACTCTATCTAACGCAGTTGCTGCTTTTTGTAATGTTTTCTGACCAAATACTACAACTCCTGTTTGTGGGAATGTAGCTATTGGATTAACATTACCTTCATATAAAGTATCTCTATTAGTAGAAGTTAATTTTCTTTCAGCTCTAACTACTTGACCTAATCCTCCTCTAGTTATACCTGCAGGTGCAAACCAAGGATCACTTGAAGCATCTGTAAACGCATAAACACCAGGAATCATAGTTGAAGCAGGTACATATACTAATTGAGCTGTATTTGGATCTACTGTTTGAACCCAAGGCCAATAAGCAGCTGCATAACTCGTATCAAGCCCAGAAGCTTGTGCAGTTACTGTATTAATTGGTTGGTTATAATCTACTAAATCCATTACAAAAATAGCATCACCTCTAGCAATTACATTATTACTTATACTTGTAATTTGAGAAGCATAAGATTGATTAGTTAAACCAGGTGCTGATATTACGTTGTATTGATAATCATCTTGGTTAGCTAATAAAGCAATTGCATTAGTATAATCACTACCTCTTAATCCTTGTGTATTTGTAGAATTAATATTTTGATAGAAATTAGCAGGTACTCTATTTGCTGGTTGGTCAGTAGGAACATTTAATCCATTACCACCACCAAATGAACCTGAACAAACTGCAGGTAAAGATCCTGTAAATTCATTTTTTGCAGTTCCATCATTATTAAAGTAATTAGGTGTAGAATAATTTACTGCTTTTACTCTTACATAATTAGAAATATTAGGGAATGAACCTGATTCTTGTAAGAATGTATCACTTCCTTCTGTTACTAACGTAGTAGAAACATCACCAATTGCTCTAGAGATATAATTAGCTGCTAACGGATCTAAAGAAATATTATTATATTGTTCTAATATTACTTTTTGATTGTTAGTATCATCTCCTCTTCTAATTAATAGTGAAAATACACCAGAAGCGGAATTGACACTTGCAATTTCATATCTTAAATTATCAAAGCTACCTGATATTAGAGCTCCATTTCCATTTACTACATTGTTATCTGTTTCAGCTTGTTGAATTGCACTATTCATAATAGCACCCTCAGATATTGTTTCAAGAACAAATGGGCTTAATCCTGTAGTAGGTCCTGTTGAACCAGTAGGAATACCAAATGCTGCTACAGTTCCTGTTTGTGAGGAAGCTGCTGAACTTGTAGCTGGTGTCCAATCTTGAGTTGTACTACCACTTACTACACGTGTTACTAATAATGAACTACCGCCATTTTGGAAATAATTGTTAGCGGCTACGGAAGTTAAGTAGCTAAATTCATTAGAACCACTCTGTAACTTATCACCAAATATTGCTTGGAAAGAACTATATGAACTAACTAAAGTTGGTTGTTCAATAGGTCCTTTTACTGTAGGTCCAATAATAGCTGCTCCTCTTTCTACTGGTCGAGCTGTTACAAAAGATGAATCATTCTCTCTTGCTAATACTCCTGGAGATATTAATGTTTCTGCCATTTTTGTATATTATTTTTAATATTGTTTTATTATAAATATTAAAAAACCTTTCAAAAAACTATTTTACTAAAGTAAATTCTCCAGTTTCTAGGTTGATATTACCATCACCGTATTTTTCCTGGAGTTTTTCCGCTGTAGATTTAGATTCTTCTTGCAATTCGGCCAACTTTTCTAGTATAACTCCTCTTTGTCCTTCTAAAATTGCTCTTTGAACATCTACTTGACCTAATTGTAGAACAATTTGGTCATTTTTTACTTTAAATTCCTTGAGTTTGTTTAACTCTTCTTTTGATAACTTGATTACGTCACTCATAATGTAATTTATTTATAAATATGATTAAAAAATTTTAAATTAAATATTGTTTTATTTCTTTATATACTCTTTCTGGTGTTATTGATTTTTGGCAAACATGTTGTAATTCTGTTCCTTCATTTTCAGGACACCAATCCCAATTACCAGGGTCAAATGTAAATTCTTCTTTATTCCAACAACCATTACAAACATCTAAGTTTTGAATCCTAGTAATATTATTAGTAAATTCATGATTTTTATCTGCAAAGCCATTAATCATAAAAGTATGTTTATTTAATGCCCAGTTAATCCAGGATAGTCCTGATCCTAACCCAACAAATAAATCTGCGTGGTGTAAGTAATTAAATAATTCCTCCCAAGGTAAATTTGATTTGGATTTAATATTATTACCCTCAAAACCATTTAAACTTAAACTTACTACCTTATAACCATCAGATGATAATAAATTAGCTAATTTTAGCCAATGCTCCCTAGGCCATTCTTTACAACCTGATGTTGCCTGTGGTCCTATACAAATATATTTTTTTCTTAATGGTCTTTCTTTAGGTTTAAAGTTAATACCATAATTTATCTCTTTAAATGGCAAACCTAAAATATCAGTAGCGGCTTGTATTAGGGGAATTGTATTTGGTTTATTTTTATGATGTTTATAATTATCCCATTTTTCGTTTAT